CATTGGCTTATTCGCAACATCAACGCCATACAGCGCGCCCTTATACGGAAACGTGGACGGACCCTGCCCCGCCAGATACTTCGCACGAGCCAACGCAAACGCCGCATTAAATGCTTGGCGCTCTGGACTTGGAGTTCCACCACTTGCTAGAGCGACCTTAATCGGCTTGATATTGCGGGCGGTGTGCAGGACGTTGCTCATTGATTAGGTTCTCTCTCATCAATAATTGGCCTCAAAGCGGGTTCTGCCGGAGCCTTAACACCAGTTATAGCCGGAACCACGTTGCCAAGCAAATGTTTGACAACCTGTTCGGATTCAGGATGCACAGCGATATTTTGCGCTAGGTCAATCATTTGAATGCGCTGCTTTGCAAGCATTTCCTGCTGATCAACCATATTGTCCATAGCGTCTTTTTTCATCGCAGAACCAAGTTGCGCCACTTTGGTTTTACTGTCCAGCAACTTTGCATCCGCCAACTGCTTTTTGATCTCAAGTTCCTGTTCGGAAATAATCGAAGCATGGTGATCCATAACTTTATCATGGTCTGACTTTTCAGATTGCCCGCCAACCAACCCGCCTTGCTGCATTTTCATTGCATCAATTTTAACTTTAGCCTGATCAAGCTGCAACTTCCCATCGGCAAGTTTTGCCTTCGTGTCACTGTCCTGCTTTTTGATCTGCATTTCAGCCATTTGCTTTTGCAATTCAGGCGGTGGAGCGCCCTGAGCAGAAGCCGGAATCATAAATTGTTCTGGATTGCTCCAGCCAATAGCTTTCAACGATGCTGTGTCAATCGCAATCGGATCATACAGCGACGGGTTTTGCGCCTGTATTTGCTTCAGGGCAATAATCTTCATAATGCGCTGTGTTTGGCTGGCGGTGTTGGGGTCAGCCTGTGGCACCAGATCAACTTGACCAAGAGCGCGAACAAACGTTTCCTGATCCCATTTGCGGGCTGGGCGGCGGTTTTGCTGCCAGAACGATTCAGGATTTTCTTTAAAGCAGCGTACAAGCAATTCAAATTCTTCAGCCTGAGCCGCATGCATCCGCTTATGCACCGAGTTCATGACCTTTGTGGCTTGATCAATCAGCGCTAACGTTGTGCCAACCGGCGCATCAGACCTGCCCTCGCCAACGGCCTGCTCTGACGTGCCGCCAAGGCGCTGACCCGTATCAGCCATGTTTTGCACCAGCGACATAAGTCCTGGCCCAACATCCTTGTACGGCAACGGCATAATGGCTTGTTGGATTGGCAATCCGCCTGTTTTAATCAATGCTCCACCGCCTGGAGGAACACGAAAGATGTTGGTGTTTTGACGTGCGCCCGAATCCGCATAAAGGAAGCCAGGGAAATTGGCGTACATGCCGGAATCAAGCATTTCTCGCCAAGCGGCAGTTATGGCGTTGGTTGTATTACCAAGGATGTGCAGCAAGCCGATGTCATAGAAGCCCATTCCAGGGACAAACGTGTATTTGACGAAGTTCGACCGCGCTACGGGGAGTTCTTTTGTATCCTCATCGTAATTACGCACAATGGACAGGATTTGTCGGCTAGTTGCGTCAATGGTTATGCGGTATGGGATTTCCAAGCCGGATTCTTTGCCCTTGCGCCTATGCTCGAAGCCCTGAATATCCAACTCGCAGTAGCACTCAAAGATTTCGCGGTTGCGGTCATCTGGATTTATTACGTCAAGAATAACGCCCTGCTGCGAGGCTTTTTCACGCTGCGCCGCATCGAAGTTAATCATCTTCGGCGTGGATAATTCCGTATCACGGTAAACGCCAAGAATCTGCATCCGTTTAACAGTCGATGACCGCATTGAAATACGGTGAGTTACGCGGCGAGCGTTTGTCAGGTCTGTGGCTGAATTGTTGACAATGAGGTCGTCTGCATCGACGGATTCTGAGACGGGACGATTGCGTAATGGGCAGAAATATACTTTTTTGAATGACGTCCCACCAAAGCCCAACATGAATAGCATTCTATCCGTATCGGGGTAGTATTCCTTCGCGGTGCTAGTGAGATAGTGGTTAATGTCGTTTTCAAGATCATTGGCGAGTTGGTCAGAGTCGAGGGTAGCATTGTTATTGTCCTCACGAATCTTTACTGGCCCATCTGTAGGTAGCATTTCGGATCGGGCGTTCGCTTGGAACCTGAGCACAGCTTCGAGAAGCAAAGGGTGCCGAACCTTGGACATTCCTTCGACGGGAGCGCCATCTGCAACTGATCCCAGTCCTGGGATTTCAATCTTGAGTCCAAGTAACTTGATTCCAAGCGCTCTGTCGTCAATCCATTCTTTACGGCTTTCGAGGTCGTCATTTATTCCCTTAAGCAAATCTTCTGAAATTCGGGACAGTTCCCTCTCGTCCACTTCATCGACCAGATTGTCAAACCAGTCTTTACGGTTTGGTTTACCAGCGCTTTCCAGGGGGGATCCATCCAGTGACAATGAGATTGATCCATCTGGAAATTCGATGGTTATAACATTGCCCTTGTCATCGTATGTCTTGCCGTCGGATTCATCTTCGTTTTCGATTGCCACGTCTTCACTGTCGAATGAAGGTGATTCCTCTGATTGCGGCATGAGACGAATGTGAGACGGAACGAGTGGCATAGTTTAATCCTTAAACCGAATACAATGGCGCGGGTTGTGTGGTTGGCCGACGCATTAAATCTTCGTAGCTTTGCTGCACTTCTTCCGCACGTTCCATCATACCCGCTTTTCTCAAGAATCGCAATGCAGAGCTGACAGTGTCTACGAGGTCGTCATGTTTGCCTTTCGGAAACATCATGCACTGAGTTATGACCTGATCAACCCACGTTTTATCCGGCGCGTAAATGAGGCCATCTTCAAACAAGTGCTGGATTGAATACAATCGGGCGATTTTGTCAAGCGACTTGGGATCATCTAGAATAACCTGATAGCCTTTATTGGAATATAGGCGGCGCAACTCTTGCGCTACGGGAATGCCTGCGGCTTTGTTTTCAATCAGGATTGTTTCGGCTTGCATCATTTTCATCGTATTGGCAACTTTTGTCACCAGATCATTAAGCTGCAAACGTTCCTGCCACGCATAGACCATCATAACTTTCGGGTGCGGCTGCTTGTAGGTGCGCTCGATCTTGTAGGCTTTGCCATCCTTTTGAAGCGCATTTGATGCTGTTGCAATCGGGTCTTCAGAGAACACGCCCCAAACAGTCATCGCGCTAAAGTCATTTTCAGTCTTTGTCGTGTAAGCCGTATCCAGCGAGGCAATGATGTAGTCAAACGCCGGAAGCGCCACATCGTTAGGCCAGAGTTGCCAATGGTCGCGCTTGATAATACCACCATCTTGCGGGCTGGGCTGTTGCTGGAACTGGCCGGAAACAGCGTATGATCCCATGATTTTCTTATCGCGCTCGACAACATGGGCGGGGAATCGTGCAGGAAAGTACAACTCTCCGGCAACAGTGCGCGGATCACTAGCGCCTAGCATTGTTGGTGCGGCGCGTTCTGGATCATATTCCATCGGAATCATAATCCAGTCATAACCTAGTTGTTTCTCCATAATAACGCCTGTGAGGTCTTCTTCGTGTAGGCGCTGGGAGATTTGTATAATGGCTGACTTTTCTGGAGAGTTCAGGCGAGTTGGAACGGCTGTTAGGAACGTTTCAATGGTTGACTGACGAATAGCGTCCGATTGTGCGCCGTCGACGCTAAGGCCATCGTCGATGATAACACGATCACCACGAGCTCCAGTCATACCAGTAAGCGCGACGGCTTGGCGGAATCCTCCGGCGGTTGTTTCAAACTTGCCTTTGGCGTTTTGGTCGCCAGTAATTTTAACGCGGTCTCCCCAGCGTTCCTGATACCATTCAGATTGAATGAGGCGGCGGCATTTGACGTTATCGCGAATAGCCAAATCGAGCGAGTGAGAGGCGCAAACGTATTTCGTGTAGGGCATATTGCGCGGACCGAGTTCCCACGCGGGCCACATGACTCCGACGAGCAGGGACTTCATTGCGCCAGGGCAAACGTTAATGCAGAGGCGGTTGTAGTATTGCTCGTCGTCAATCATCATTTCTTCGGTGATAGCGGTCAAATGCTCCGCAATCATGTCAATATGCCAGTTGTGGATATATTCGTGCGGCTCGATTGCATGCCATGATTGCTTGATAAATTCGGACAGGCTTTCTTCGCAGTCGGCCTTGTCCAGCGCAAACAACGATTTGCGTATGTCTACCCGTTCTTTGTTCAGCAGCAGGGTTTCACTCATGCGAAAGAATCATCTACCGCTAGAATAACGTAAATCATTTCGGCGGCTCCGGTAAAGGCATCCAGTATTTAAAAACTTTGTTCGGATGAAACCAACCATCCAAAGTAACCCAATTATATCCTTCTTCCAAACCTTCAGGAACCCATCTGACTTGGTCAACTCTTGAACATGCTTCTTCTGTAGCCAATATCCATTGACATGAATCTTTCGGCGCTGTTTCAATAGTTTGCCACTTTGTGCCCATTGCATTTTGCCACAATTTATGAAGTTTAATGGCAAGGCTGCGATAATCCCCATTTGCTACCGCGTCAATGTTTTGCTCCAACTCTTCGGCTTCAGCCTTTTCAACATTGGCTTTGACCTGTTCTTTCCAGTCGGTCATTTTATTTATCCTGTTTTGTTAATTTTCGTTCCTCTCCAAGCGCATTTCGAATAATGTAATTTATTTGAGTTGCGCCAAAACGAACTTGATTAAGGTGTTTACTCATTTCAATGATTTGCATTTTCAATTCTTTATTTTCATCACATTTTTTGTCATATAATTTTATAATTTGCTCAAGTTCTTTTTCTTTATCTTGATTGTCAATTTTTGCAATTTTTTCAATTTCTTTTTTAATATCTTTTGCTGTGGCAATCATAAAATCATAAGCAGTCATACTAGAATATTCAATTTTTTGATTTTCACCTGCTTTTGTTAAAGGGCAGTTCATTATTTTATCAACTGCATCAATACAATCTTGATATATATTTTTCATTATCTTGTCATCCTTTGTTGGATACCAATCAATCATTTTATTCCCATCCTAATTTTTCTGTTAATTTATCAAAATCATCATTTTTTTCTCCTTCTCGGTGGCGTAGGAAGTGGCATCCAATGAGTTGGCTGATGAGATTCATTTAATTTTAACCAGCAACCATTTTTAATTTTACCGTTTGAAAAATCACCAAACCATCCAGGTTCCTTGCTTATTTCATGATATTTTATTCTTGTAACGTCTCCATTAGGTAACTTCCCCAAAATTGATGGAGTTTCAAACCAAATAGATTTACTTTTAGGTGCTGTTTCTATTGGTTGCCAAATTGGCTCTTTATCATTTGAAATTGCTTCAATCTGCATAATTATAGGTTGCCATTTCATCAACATTTCAATTTCTGCTCTTGCCTCCCGAAGCTGGATCATTAAATCATTTATTTTTTCGTCATTTTCGGTTGGATACCATTCAGTCATTTCAATATTCTTTCTTCCATTTCATAAAAAGAATGACTCTGCCTTTTTCTTTTTCCATTCGTTTTAAGGCTGGCTCCAACTCTTCGGTAAAATCAAAAGTCCTTATTCCGTTTTCGGCAATGTAAGTAACTTGGTAAACATCTACCGTTGATTTAAACTTTTTTGCTAAATCGAGCTGCATTTCCGCTATTTCAATGTTTGTCATTTCCTTTCTAATCATTTCTTGATAATCGCGTTCAATTTGCTCAAATTCTTCATCTGTCATTTGTTGATCACTCATCACTCACCTCCAAAGCTGCCATCAAAGCCTGGCGCACGGATTCGCGCTGTTCTGCACTGAGGGCGCTCGCGTCGATCACCTTGCTTTGTATCTCAATCGCCCCGCCATCCTTGCCAGTGACTTCCGTAGACGTTTTATTGCCGTATTGCTTCGGTGCGCGCTTTTCAGCCAGCCACTGCAATGCAGAAATTTTAACACGCGCTGCAACTGCGGTGTCTTTGTCCGTCATGGCAATTTCTTCACGGATACGCTTCACGTCGTAATCCGCTAAAGCTTCCCGCGCGCGCGCGCACTTTGCCCGAAAATCTGGATATTTCTCCTGCCAATCATAAAACGTTGTGCGGGGAATACCAAGCGTGTCACACGTGTCAACCACATCGTGCCCGTCAGCCATCGACTGATAAACCGCATCCGAGAGTTCTTCACTGTACTCGATTGACGGAGGTCTGCCACGTTTTGCCATTGAATGTCTCCATGTTGCGTGGATCATACCGTAATGAGTGACAACACGCCACAAAAATCGCATGGCGGTTGTTTGTTTATTATTCCCCGTCATCCATTTCGTCAGCGCGCAATGCGGCGATAGCTAATTGAATTTGAGATTTCCATTCTGATTCAGTTAGATCCCATGTTTTCATGTCTCCGGTATCTGGTCCTGACGCCAGCATGGTTTCCAGATCGTTAATGCTGTTCATGTCATAGCAAGCAGCGGCAAATGTGTTTTCGATAATTGTCATTGTCATTCTCCATTTATGTGGCGTCAGCGCCGTGTTGATGTGACTGTTATACACGATCCACAAAAAGCGTCAAGTCCGAATCGCATCCGGATTACTTATTTTTACATATGTTAAACCAACTATGTAAAAACTCCCTGTAAGTCGTTGATAATATTATATTATAATATTATATATATATAAATATATATATAGATATAAATACTACTCTCTCTCTCTTTCTCTAAACAGTCTTTAGGTTATTCTATTATCTTATATGTCTATTTTGTATGGTTCTTTTTTGTGTATCTCTCTCTTTTAGGGAATAAGTAAACTATCTTATATCAAATAATGATTTCAATGACTTAGAAAATATCCATAAAAATATCCATACTAAGTAAAAACCTGTCATGGAATCGTTGCCAGTTCGTGCAAATATGGTATGATAATCTGCCAACGGAGGATTAAGCGCATGAATTTATTGAACAAAATTTTGATTGAAATGGCTGAGATTCTAACTTTGATAGCGGAGGCATCTATGAAAACAGAGTTCGATTATAGGATAGTTGAGGAAGATGGCTGTTACAGCATAAGGGAGGTATCTTACGACGAAAATGGCAACATCGAGTCATATGGAAAAGACGAGTCTTATCCGATTGGCGTTACGCCTGACGATCTGGCGGAAGATTTAAATGAAATGATGGAGGCAATGAAGAAACCAGTGCTTCGTATCAGGGACGATGAACTGATCGAGGATTAAAAAACGTACGCGCCTCTGAACACGGGGCGGCCACCGATCATCTCACAAATTTCAGGGGGCAGCATTGTCCCCTGTTCATCAAATGTAAGTACGACAAACCCCATTTGTGACCTGCTGGGTGTGCCCTCGGAATATTCAAACTGCGGACCGAATGGATCAGCGAGTGTGCCTGTCTCAATGCCCCACCGTGTACCTTTGCGGTCTCTCATGGCGGTCACCTGAAGCTGGTGCGTGTGTCCAGTGACCATATTAACGCCAGAGTGCAGGGCGTTGTTCCAGCCAGCGTGTATGCCGCCCCTGAACCTGTGGCGAATCTCCGTCCCATTTACATCGAAGGCATAAGCAAAGCGCCAGTCCTTGAAATAATCTTGCAGGGTTGGCACGATGCCGTCCAACTCGCTGGCGTTAGCCATGAGATATGCGTCAATGCGAATGTCATGGTTTCCCACAGACCATAATTGGTGCTTGGCAATAGGGAGTAGCTTGAACCATTCTCTTGCGGTCTCGATTTCCTGGTGAATTTTTGGGGCGCTGCTGCCCCTTACTTGCGAATGGCGGCTAACACGTGCCCCGTCGATGATATCACCGTTCATGACAATGCCGTCGACTTTTAGGTCACGGGCAACTTTGCAGAATGCCTTATAAATGATTGTTGGCTCGCCAGACCAAACATGCAGGTCGCTTCCTACTATCCACCGCGTAGAAGGCTCTACAATGCTCACCAGGCGGGTATATGTCCATTTGCCTACTATCGGAGCATTTACCTCTGGAATGCCGTCAGGGAACTTCTTCTTGGCTTTATACAGGCGACTCTGAAACGTGGTGTATGGGATATTGATGGACTTGGCGGATTCGTATGAATTACGGCCAGAAGATTCGTAAATCTTTAGAGTCTCAATCATAAGCTCAACGGACATTTGGGGCGTTGCCATAGTATCACCATTGGTTGGTTGACGCCCCTCAACGTTACAACATTGTTATGACATAAAAAAAACCCCCGTGAAAGGGGGTTTATTTATCAAAGAACCCACATCCAATATAAGATAAGTGGGGTAATTATAAGAAATAACGCATCAATAAAATGATCTTTTATCGATGACCAAATTATAAGTATCAACGGCAATAAAATACACAATGTAGATACAATTTTAAGAAATAACATCATTTTTATTCTCCCTCCTCCAGTGCAGCGTCGATCATAGTGGTAAACATTGTTATTGTCTCCACTGAAAAATCAGGCTCTTGATGTATCAATGTTTTTATTCGATAATTAAATGCAGCATCAATCATTACGGCAGTTGGAATAATCGAACGTATGACTGCACGAGCCTGCTCAGTTGTAACTCCTGCCTCACGCGCTACACGTTCGATCATTGTAGTCATTTCTCATTCTCCATTATGGCTGGCTGCGGGCCAGCGGACTGATTCTGGTATTTACCGCTGTATGGCAATTCTGTTGGCTTATCTAGGATGTGAAACACTACCTGCGCGATTGGTGATCCTGCTATAATTTTTAATCTTGCATCGCCTTGGTTTTTCAATTCAAGTGTCAGGTAGCCTTTCCAGCCTGGTTCGATGACCGTATTGAACACCGATAGTCCCCGCCGTGCCCATGTTGATTTGTCGTGCACAATCCCGAGTAACTGGTCATTCATATCAAAAAACTCGATTGCAGATGCCAGGACAAATCCATGCGGTGGAATGATAACGGTCTGGGCAATACGAATATCATACCCTGCGGCTGACAGGCCGTATGACATGCCATTAAAAATTGTCCTTTCTTCCAGCGGGAATATCGGCGCGAGATTCCTAATTGTTTGTGCTGATGCTATCATTTTTATTCCTTTAATGTTTTTTTTGCTACAATCCCTCGCAATTTATCCACATACCATTCCCAATTCATGGCAGACCGATGTTTTAATGAATCAATTTTGTCGGCAAGAAACAATTCATGTCCGTCCATCAATCGCTTATTCATTGCCATATTAGCAATCACTTCCCAGTCCACTTGATCTCGTCTTGCTTGATCTACTGCTAATGATATTCCATCTGTTGTCCCCTTTAAAATTAAAGGCAGTAGTTCTGGGTTCTTTTTAAGAACGTCGCGCACATACATATAAACACGATAGTTTTCACTTTCTTCCATCATTCATTTCCCTTCAGTGCGGCTCGAACAAACGGAATAAAGATTGAGGCAAACACCACTGCATACAGTTTTCCAAGAACTTGACCGCCAACAAAATCAATTGAACCGAAGGCGATGAGGAGGAACGCAATGCTATCAATGATTGCACCTACTGCACCAGATGCCAATAGAGCCAACGTCAACCGTTTTTTCGCCAGTGGTGTGTAAACAGCAAAGTCTGCCAATTCAGAAAGGACAAAAGACGTCACGCTTGCCAAGACAATAAATGGCGATGCAAACAAATACGAAACAACCGCACCGACACCAATCGCAATTAAACCCCAACGCCACCCCGCCACCATTTGAATGGTGTCGCGCAACATTAGAGATGCGCCGATAACAAGAACACCCGATGGTGCAGATAAACCAAATCCCATTGGCAACAGGCATGGTCCATTTGGGATGCATTCTCCCACATTACCAATCATCCAGTTTGCCACTGGAACGCACGCGGCATAGGCAACAATTAAAATCCATTTCATGCTATCAGCTCCATTTGTTCAGGTTGATTTTTCCACATAGATGGGCATTGCTGTCCATCCCATTTCTCAGCCATCATTTTTGGGTTCTTATGCGGCAGGTGATGATTTCTTGCAATGTCCGTACTGTCAACGCTTGCAAAAGGCCAACGTTTTCCAGAGCAAGCCATTCCCCTTAACATATGAACCCACGGCAATCTTTTATGTTTTTTTGAAATTGCATTCCATGCGACATCCATTCGATGACACCACGACCCAGATAATACTGCACTAAATTCTGCTGATGAACCAACGCACACTTTTGGCCAATCTTCTGTCAATTGAACCAAACGAT